AGGACCCTGTGGTTTGTTCCAGATGGTTCTTCATACGTCTATTACCGACCAACTCATTGGAGAGAAAAACAGTGAATATTACACCAATCAATAAAGCAGGATTGTACCGCACAGGTGGTCTTGCGGGACTAAATGTTGATCAGATCACATCTATCGTTGGCTTTGAGCCCAACATTAGTGATGATCCTGAGAAGGTAACTGCTTCATGGGGGTTTGAAGTACTAGACGATCAAGGAAATACCTATGATTGTGGTATTTGGGACTATAAAGGAAGTGCTAGGGCCCGTCGTTTTAGTACGTACGGGCCTAAATCTATATTTGCACAACTATTTGATCTGCATTATCATCATGAGCGCGAACAATAATCATATCATGTCTGTAACGGCAGTTAATTATCCCCTGATCTAAATTATTGTCAACTACTAACAATATCCCAATAGGTGAATTATGAAAACAAGATTGTTTATTGTGCTTGCTGACAAAGACATAGTGGTAGCATATGAAAAGTTGTATGACGCAATAATGTTTGTCGACAAAGATCGCAAGCACCACAACAATTATTGGTCGATTAAATCACTTGTTATTGGTCAACCAGATATCGTAAAAGAAATCTGTTATGCTGCCGCGCGCCCTAATCACCCATTAGATAAGTTAACACAGCCAAAGGCTCTTGAGTGGAAACATGTTATTAGAGATGTGCTTGGCGATTATCATATAAAACCATTTAACCCTGAAGAGTATGCGCATGAATGAGCCAAAGATCTTTATCTTCGATATTGATGGTACTGTCGCTAATTGTGAGTGGCGGATGCATCATCTTAAGCAACAACCAAGAGATTGGGTTTCGTTTCGCAAGGGAACTCGCGACGACGGAACGCATGACGATATCCTGTTTCTGCTAAAGCTGTTTGCCAAGGAAGGACACAAGATCCTTTTTGTCACAGCTCGAACAGAAAGTGAACGTGCGGACACCGAGTGGTGGTTTTCTAACGTTGCTGGAATTAACAGATCGATGTATACTGCATTATACATGAGAGCAGACGATGACTATCGCGAGGATACAATCGTCAAGGCGGAAACGCTTAAGCTGATTCGCGAGGTCCATGGTGAGCCATTTATGGTGTTTGAAGATCGCGCTCGTGTTGTACAAATGTGGCGTGACAATGGTGTCAGATGTCTTCATGTTGAGCCAGGTGACTTTTGAGAATACAATTGTATTGGGGACGGCCGAACGTAAGCACAACTATCGTGATATCAAATTGGTCACTTACCTTACTCGGTTCGGCGTCCCCAACTACATTTAAGCAATATGCTATCAAATCGATATATGGAATTTCAATCAACCATACACTGTTAGGTATCGTTCGCTATCACAGTGTTCTATATGATGGGAGCTTAAAGTGACAGATGCGGAACGCCAATTGCTTTTGTTTGTTGCGGCTGCTTTAGGTAATCCATGGAACGATGTAGTTAGTGGTGTATCGTGGAATGGTGAACAAACACCAAAGCAAAGGTTGTCTAACCTGATTGCTGCTGTTCAAAAAGAGCAGCACCCACGCTATCAATTAAAGGGTGGTGAATACGTTAGTGATGACATCTTATATGGCTGGACTGGTCAAAAGTGCGCGTCTTGTAAAGGGCACGGCGAATTAGCTGATGACACACGCTGTCCTTCATGTGCTGGCGTCGGCGAAGAGCATGGTGTCATGCCAGTTCAACCGCCAAATCTTCCTGAGGATACAGAATGAAAATAATCGTTTGTGGCGGCCGAGCATTTACTGATCATGTGTTGGTGGATTTAGTTCTCGGTGCAATACACCATCGATACGTCGTAACAGAGCTCGCGACAGGTGATGCATTGGGCGCTGATGCAATTGCTGAGAGTTGGGGGTTTGTTAATTCTATTCCACGTAAAATATTTAAGGCAAATTGGTTTAAGCACGGTAAGGCAGCAGGACCAATTCGCAACAAACAAATGCTTGAAGACTTTAAGCCAGATGCAGTTGTTGCATTTGCTGGCGGTAAAGGAACAGCAGGAATGGTAAAGCTAGCAGAAGGTGCTGGCGTGTATGTGTATAAATTTAACTAATAGGATGACATAAAAATGACGTATAGAGTGGAAACACTATTGCTTTCTGGCCATATATCAACAGTATTGTTTGATGATCAAGAACAAGCAGAAGCACAATATAAAAAGATCAAGGATGTGATCGGAATCCCATCGTGGAAAAACGACACAGCTGGAGAAGTTACAATCGATTCACCATCTGGGCCAACATCATACGTAGTTGATAAAATTACATCTGTACGGATGATTGATTCAGCAGAGTATAATAAGCTAAACCAACCTCAATATGATCATATGGTTAATCTAGAGATACGTACTCGCAAACTGTTTCAACAAGAAGGGGTTGCAGACGTAAAATCATAAATAATTACGCTATCGATGAAGCAGAAAGATAGTTCTTCTGGACTGGGCTGCGAAGCCCACATCTCCACCAATATTAGGTTTCATTTTGTGTTTGACAGAACTGATCATAAAAGACGTTGGAATAAAAAACGTTCTGGCTTTCATAAAACGTTAATTGCGCGATGGAAAAAACGAAAAGGGTGTTGTGAGTGTGGTTATAATTTGCATCACGCAGGTTTAGTGTTAGATCACAAAGACCCTCTGACAAAAGATCGTAACAAACGATCTTTATCGTTTAATCCATTATGGAAAAAAGATAGAATCAAATTAGAGCTTTCGAAATGTCAAGTTTTATGTGCAACGTGCCACAACGTACGTTCATATCAAAGCCAACATTATAACTTTCGAAGTTCGGGGGATGAAACAGGATCGACAGGGGACGAAGGGTCAGTGGAGATAGCCGGTAAGGAACGACCGCCAATTAGTCCAAGCCTATAAACGCAAACGACAATAGCGTTGAGGAAATGCGCCTAGCGGCGTAACCTCTGGGGTTCCGTACCTTATAACCCAACACGGATGGCAACAGGGTGGCGAAAGCTGCCCTGTTTCTGTTTTCCGTCTGATTATAAATAGTCCTATAATCCACAATATAGGAATCCCTCATATGCCAACATTTAACAGCAAGACATTTGTCATCGCTGCTTTGATTGTTATCGCAATGATCGCTGGAGTTGCTCAGCTTGGAAGTTGGGCAAAGCACAAGTATTCTCCAATGGAACAAGTTAAACAAACAATCTCAGTTCCAGTTGACAATAATGACGTTCCATACATTTTCCCTTTGCCAGATGATGAGATGAAGAAGGCAAAGAAGGTTGAAGTGCCGGCAGAGAAAGGTTGGTTTGATTGGTTTGGTCGTTCAAAAGCAAAGCCTATTGAAATTCCAGCTGCTGACGCGCCAACACTACCGGAACAAAAGCCACTAAGCAAGCCAAAGGAAGATAAAAAGTCTTGGCTAGATACTATCACAGACAGTCTACCATCACTTCCAAAATTTGAATCAACCCCTTCTGCTCCATCACAGCCTCAGTCTCATCCTGATTGGCAATATGACTCAGGTGCTCGTACAGGGTGCCATACAGATAAAGATGGAACAATTCACTGCTCAAGTAGCCCATAATTTTTTGATTTGTAAGTAGGAATTTAAATATGACAACAACATCATCAGCGGGCCCAATATCTGTTCGAATTAAAGACCCAATGATCGAAACGGTCGAGCAACCACCAGTTGCTCCTCCGGTTCCACCAACAATTGAATCACCTAAGATTGTTGCACCAACACCACCACCGCTTCCGCCACCACTAGCTGCTGTTGTTGAACAACCACCTGAGGTAAAGATGGAACAACCAGTGGTCACTGTTGCACCAGCAGTACTAGTTGAGGGCCTGAATCAGGTTCCGGCGCCACCTCCAGTAATTAAAAGAACAACAACCGTAACACAAGTAATTGCACAAGCAAACTCAGCAGCAAAGCCTTTGTTGATTGCACCTGAAAGTAAAGGTGTACAGATCTTTCAATTGATCCTAATTGTGCTTTCTATTGTGATGATGCTATCTGCTGGTGCTATTACATACTCAAAGGTCCATCAGCAAAATCAAATTGCTAGACCACACACAGTGCCAACAGACGAGCCAGAGCAACCTGTGGTTGCCGAACCTTCTACCAAAAAAATAGAAGAGAACGAAATTGCTGATCAAATTGACAAGCAGCCAGTAAAGCCAATCGTTCGCGAAAAGAAGCCTGTTCGGATTGCACCAGTTGTAGCGCAGTCTATAATCGGTTCAAAGAAATACTACACATCATACCTAATGACAGATTTGTCCGTTGAAAAAAGAACTGGCGGATCGCGATCATGGCGTTTGAATAATCCAGGGCAAATAGTCTCCAATCAATTTACCAAGGCATATGGCGCGATTGGTGTTGATAATGGCCTTGCAATCTTCCCATCATATGCACACGGTCAAAGAGCTTTGATTGCAATGTTGTTTGAGCGTCCTGAGATGCAATACAACCACTTGCCACTTCAATCTGCAATGCAAAAATTCGTCCCCTCTAAATATGCTGATGAATACACATCAGAGCTGGTCAAGCTTGTTCCAGGAATAAAGCCTTCGACAATCATGAGCTCAATGGGTGCCGACACCAGAAAAGAAGTTGCAAAGGCAATTGAACAGTTGGAGATATTCCAGCTTGGTCGAACAGAAAAATATACAACAGAACAAGTTTATAAAGAGAAGGGTTAATTATGGCAAAGAAGTTTGACTTTGAGCCTGTTGGGCGCGGAAAGATCGATCCAAGTGTGGTTATTAAGCCGCCTGCAGATCTTATGCAACCATCAACATCAACGCAAAAAGTAGTTGAACAGGATCAAACATCGGATGATGCTCCACCAGCACCAAAAGCAAAAACGAAACCAGCAGCAACAAAAGTCGGTGACCTTGCTTCCACCAAACCTATCTTTCAGCCGGAAAATGATGATCCTTATATTGTTTCTGTTGATAAGTTTGGCTCCGGCTGGATTATTGTTAATCTTTCTAATCACCGAAAAGTTAAACGTACAGGCGGAACAATTGCCTGGAGATACAACAACCCAGGTAACCTAAAGAACGGACCTTTTGCACAGAGTTGTGGTGCCGTTGGATATGGCCATGCAACTCTTGTTGTGTTCCCGGATTATAGAACTGGTCACAATGCAATGAAGCGGTTGTTGTTCTCCGGAGAACGTCCATACGTTAATCTATCAATCCATGATGCAATCCATAAGTATGCACCACCAGAAGATAACAACGATTCGATGGCATATGCAACTACTGTAGCCAACGCGGTTGGTGTTTCTTTGGATACGGTACTAAAAACTCTATCTGAGAAACAGCGCGATATGATGATCGAGGCGATGAAGAGAGTGGAAGCGTATAAGATCGGTCAGGTTCTGCCAATATGATATCAACAGCACAAAACTATTTGATTGCTGTGTTGATTGTAATCATCATGTTTGGTGGTTATCTAGGGTTATCCCGAATAATGGAAATGGATCGAATAGTAGCTGCTCTTCAAGCAGAAACAAAGCAAAATATTAATACGCCAACAATCAATTTACCTGTTGTCAAACGAAGATTTTTGCATTATGATCTTTGTAATACAGATCAACAATCAGATCCGATCGCATGGAAAGTACCTGCTGATATGAAAGCTGTTGTTGTAAAAATATATTCGCGAACAGGTCGGTTGATTGATTCATATCAGTTGCCTAACATGTTCATTGATGTTCAACCCGAGCAAACAATAACGCTAGAGACCAAATAATATGATTCCATTACCGTCCGAACAACAACTAACAATTGACACAATTACATCACAACTTTCATTACAACATCAGCTTGTCACATTTATCGATAAGCATAGAGAGGGAACCGGAGGATATATTCAAACGATCCTCGAGTTTTGTCAGCAAAACAAAATTGAAGAAGATGTTGCTGCAGCCGCTCTAAAAACAAACGCTAGGATTATTGAATCCGTCCGGCGCGAAGCCGAGCAGTTACATTTTTTACAACCGCAAGCAAGGCTGCCAATATGACAACAAAAACAAGTCGACTAGACAGAATTGATCAAAAGCTGTTGATGTTCACCAAGAAGATCGATCAGATAGCTAACTGCGTCACACGCGCTTGTCAGTTTCAAAATACCACATATACATCTGTTAGCAGCAATGGTAAGCAACTTGAGCATGTCAATAAATGATGCGGCACAATTATATTATTCGCTAAGTAAACACTTCAATTCCAAACATTACGATTATTTTAAATACAACGGTAAACTGAGTTTTAAGCCTGGCATTCCAAAGCCAGCAGTATATTGGCTTTCAAAGCTAGCAAAGCACAAAGATCCAAAGGGCTTGTTGATTGCTAACATGGTCGACGATCCATCTAGATGGATTAAACAAATTGTTGGGCCAGAAGGCCAACAGCCGTATGCAGAATGGCAAAAACGAACACAATCATTAACATATATGTTTAACGCAGATCTGCAAAAGATGCCAGATCACTTCGATTCATTGTTTGTTTGTAGCCCAACAAATCAATTACCATTATTAGTTCGCCTTGTCGAGCAAAAGCAAGTGATGATAGAAACCGCTTGCATCCTAATATCTCTTCTAGAATTATCACCGTATTGGGCAGAGCATTGTACTGATAAGCAGTACAACAAATTTGCAATGTGTGTTGATAAGTATACTCCTTTCATTGAATTTAATCCAGCACAGTATAGAAAGCTGGTACTAGATAGTTGGAAAGAGCGAGTTAAAACTGTTGATAATAACCAATAGATGATGTATAAATAGATATACGTAGCGATACGTAATACGTCAAATATAACAAATACAAGGAATATAGTAATATGGCAAGCACTTTCGCAGAACTAAAGAAGACACGCGGCGACTCTCTGAAGAAGCTTACAGAGAAAATGGCTGCTAATACCAAGCCTCAGGGCGACACAAGCTCATACGAAGATAATCGATTTTGGACATTGACAGTTGACAAGGCTGGCAATGGTAAAGCTGTGATCCGATTCCTTCCTGCACCACAAGGTGAAGAGAATGAATGGGCTCAAACATTCTCACACGCATTCCAAGGACCAACTGGTGCTTGGTATATCGAGAATTCTCTTGCAACAGTAGGCAAGGAAGATCCAGTTGCAGAACTTAATCGTGCTCTGTGGAATACTGGACTAGAAGTTAACAAGAATCGTGCACGTGCACAGAAGCGTAAATTGAACTACTACGCAAACATTTTTGTTGTATCTGATCCTGCTAAGCCGGACAACGATGGCAAGGTGTTCTTGTTCAAGTTTGGCAAGCAGATCTTCGATCTTCTACAAGAGGCAGCAGTTCCGCCAGAACCAGAAGATGAAGATGATGAGGAAGTTGTAAAGCGCGAGCCATTTGATCCATTCGATCCATGGGCAGGCGCAGATCTAACTCTTCGTGCAACGATCGATACCAAGACGAAGATGCGCACATATGCTAAGAGCAAATTTGCTAAGTGCAAGCCAATTAGCGACGACAACAAGGAATGTGAACGTATCTGGTTAGCATGTTATCCGCTCGCACCGTTCAGCGATGCTGAGAACACCAAGATGTTTAAGACGTACGATCAGCTAAAGACAAGATTGAATCTTGTTCTTGGCGTTGGTTCAAATGCACAGACTGCATCTGCACCATCAGCGTCAAAGGCAATTGATAACTCTTCACTTCCAATGGAAGATTCGCCTTTTGTTGATGATGTACCTGATTCTGATGAAGACAAGGAAGCAATGGCACTGTTTAATAAACTTGCCAAGCAGGGATAACCTGCTAAATTAAGGTGCAACAATTTTAGGGGGGCCAGCAGTAGGTGCAGGCTCCCCTACTATTTTGCCGCCGCCCTTGCCCGCTGATGTTGATTGATCGACAATCTTAGGAACAACCTCTTGTTCCTTTTCTTCTTCTTTTACTTGCTGCTGCTGTTGAACTTGCTGCTGCTCTTGTTGTTGTTTTAACAAACCAGCTTGTGCTGGAGGAACTGTTGTTGTAATTGGTTGGCCAGCTGGCATCACAAAACCTGGAGGAGGCCTTGTTGGTGATGGTGTCGTTGGTGGCATGATGTTTGGTGCAGCTTGTGGTCGTAGTAGAAGTCCACTTTGCGGCGTACTAATATTTTTATTAAAGGTAAACCCACCTGCAGGCGATTGATACTGCATTGTGTTTGTTGTTTGGAACGTTGATAAACCATTTTGGTTTCCCCAACGGGTAGCCGCGGCAACGTGTGCGCCGCTGGCATATTCTTCTAAAATTTGATATGGCGCAAGCGCATCTTTATCAATTTTTCCTTCTCTAACCATCTTGTCAATAACAGGAAAATACTGAGCTTCCAAATTCTTTGGAACAAGACGGGTGGTTATTCCATTCTCTCGTCTCCATTTACTAAAGTCTGCAAACACATCAGCAACGCGTTCAGGATTTGCGTTGTTGATAGAGTCGAACTCTGCATAATCTGGCAGTCTTCCTTCCTTCTTTGCTTCTAGCAATCTCTTCTTGTGCCACTCTAACCAACCACCATTATCCCACTGTGAACGAGAAGTGAAGCCCATTTCACGCATGTTTGCTGCAATTTCTTTTTGATCAGAAGGAAACTGTACACCGTTACCAGAATACCCACTAGCCGGTTCTCCTGAACCAATCATATACCAATGTGTTTTTGCTCCTTTAGATTTTGCATATGCTAATGATCCTTGATCAACAAGCTGGTTCTGGCCAATAACAATATTCGAACCGTTCTGTGCAATCATAGAATCGATTTGTTGACGAGAATATGCACCACCAGTTTGGAAAAAAAGCTTATCAGGTGAGTTGGCTGCAGCTGGATCAATAGGCTTATTTGGAATAGCATCAGGTGTTGGAGCTGCTCCCGGCGTGGTTGCTGCTGGTTCAACATCTCTTGATTGTTCAATTGCTCGCTGCAGTTCCGGAATAGCAGGATGTATTCTATCACCCTTCATCTTGGTGATATCAATAAAGTTTCCTTGTCCAGCTGCTTCGCGAAGCTGTTGATTAATTTGTTCAGATCCAGGAACAGAGTTACGAACACCTACAACACGTACAGGTATACCAGCCTCTCTTAACTGTTTGATTTGTTCAAGTGCACTTTGTGTTTGTTTTGGATCGTTTGTTAGACCAGAAGAAAACACAACACCACGTTCTCTCATTGACTTTAGCTGTCTTGGATCAGCTAGCTTTGCATCGAGTACATGTTTAATTGTGCCAGGACCTGCACCGACATACGTATATCCATCTTGGTCTGCTTTAATAGATCCGGAACCACCATAGTTGCCATGTTGACCACCAGCAATCGAATCACCAATAAACCATGGTCTGTTTGAAAGCTTTTGGCGCGCGGATACAGGCGGAGCAGCTGGTTCAGGTTTTGGCATGCCAGCAAAGTCTGTAATAGACATAGGCTTTGGTTTTGACACAGGAGTTGCTTGTTGTGGCGGTGCATCTGGCAACAAGTTTCCCATTGACGAAAACGTACGTCTGGCAAATGGCGATTTTGCCTTGCGTGCAAACGGATTGTCGTTCTCTGTATCTGCTAAACCACGAAAGAATGGAACATTCTTATGCTGCAGCTGACCTACAAGATCTGGTGTCTCTGGTGCATTAGGACCAAGAGTTCCAGGCTGGAATATCTTCGGGATTCCTTTTGGAGTATCAGGAAGTGCTTTTAGAACTTCTGGTTTAACAAGAGCTAGATCAGGCAGAATATCACCAGCTGGCAAATACTTTGGTGCCCACTTTAAGTCTGGCTTTTCACGACCAAATCGTTCGCCTCCTGCAGCTGATGTTTGACCAGGCGCCCAAATAGATCCATCAGCCTGACGTCTTGCAGACCCTTGACCAAACCCAACATACTCAGACGAGTTGCCTGTTGCACCTCTTGAAAGATCTGATCCCTTGTGCACCTTATCAATTAATTGATCCCAATGAGTTCCAGCTTGCCCGCCAGCCATTGTTCGAAATTTGCCATCATCTTTTCGAGGATAGTATCCATCAGAGTTGTCTACAGCAGACATAATTGACTTACGGCGAGAAGATGCACGATTTAAAACAGACTCAATCCACATTTGTTGAGCTGCTGGCTGTGAACCAACCTCAATCTTTGCGCGTGCAGCAAGCGCTGCTCGTACGCGTGGATCTGCTAATTGTGCATCAAATTCACGGCGATCAATTGTACCAGAATCAGCTTGTGGAACTTCTGTTAGGCCGACTTTAGTTGAACCACCTTGCCATATTGATTGTGATTGAGCTGGCTGTGGTTCTGTTGGTCTGTTGTTCGTTCGGGGCGAAGAAGGTCTATTTGTACCACCATTATTGTATGGTGTTTGAGAAAGACCGCTATCGCGATTAAACGTTCCAGAAGGTGAGTATCCTCCTGATCGCTTTAGATCATTACGGCGAACACCATATCCAAATGGAGCAGCGGGCCCTGCTCTTGAAAGCTGCTTGTTTGTTTCAACTACAGCTTCTGTTGATTGTCCCTGTGCATTTGTGAACTCTATTGTTTGTGCCTTAAACACAATTTCTGGCGCAATGAATTTTAGCTCACTGTCGCTTTTAATCTCTACCCGTTGACCAATCACATAAGGGTTGTTGTGTATCGCTTGTTGGTCAAGCTTGATTGTTTGGTTATCAGCAGGCGCAATAAATCGCTTGTATATTCCATATCCTGCTAATAAAACGCCAAGCGATTTTGTCACTTTTGCAAAAACAATTGCGCGCAAAATTGATCCAAGAGCAGAACTGTTATCAGGAACTTTTTGTAACTGTGGGCTTGATTGTTGTGTTGATTGAACTGCTTGTCGAACAGCTGTAATTTGTTGATGCTTCTGTTTAAGAACGCTGATTAACATGCTTGTTCGAAGCTGATCATGGCGCGCGAACCGAACAAGTGTTTCTGCTTGTCGATCGATTGTTCGAACTTGCGATTCAATCTTTTTTGTTTTTGTTAAAGCAATAGCGTGCGCTACAGTAGCTTGTTTAACACTATGCTTTACGCGTTCGGTCTTCATTAAAATGCGCTATCCGTCGGGCGCTGCGCTCCACCTTTTCCGCCTACAGACTCATTGTTAGGTGCAACAATTGGCTTGCATCCACCAACATCTTTTGAGTTAAAATCAGGATCACTAGGAACACAAGATGCAACGGAATTGCCGGCACCTTGATCTGTTGGCTTGGCAGGAAGCTCAGCTGATTCAGGTGCACGTACTGATCCGCCTTTGTCAAACAGTGTTGCAGGTGCAGTTGGAATTGTTTCAGCAGGTGTTGATAGTTGCGACATAAACGGCAGCACTGGTTGCATAGGCATTGACATAAGTGGGCCGCGTGCAGTAGGAACAGGAGTAAATGGTCTCTTGGTATAGAAATCTCCTGTTAATCGATTACTCAAATATCCACCTCTACCCGCTTGCTGTTCTGCCCATGGATTTGCTGTTGGTAGCATTCCCTCTGTTGCTGTCGTTTCAACAGGACGTTGTATGATGTTTGGCGTTTCTTTCCATTGTGCAACCGATCCTTTTGTTCGCTGGAAATGCTCAAAAGGAGATTCAGCAGGAGTTGAGCTTAATCCGGGCTGCTGCATTATAGTTGGCTTTAAATCTTCTGGTATTGCATCCGGACCAGTTACTGGTTGTGTGCCTCCAATATCGCCGTGTGTTTTAAAGTTTTCGATTGCTTGATCAGCTGACAACGGATTTGTTCCAGCCTGAGAATTTGGAATAATGTTAAACTGATGTGGTTGGCCTGGAGCAGAAGGCATGATAGATAATGAAACGGCGCCCTTTTCTTTAATTATTTGTGATAGATGTTCTCGGAATGCAGGCCATTGCTTTGGGTTGATAGCAAGGCAACCAGCAGAATAAAGTGCGTTTAAACGCGTAGAAGAGTGAATCTGAATTGCTGATCTGTTACCGCCTACTTTTGGATCAGCCAAGCTTTGAAAATCTGATTGTGGTGTTCCAACATGGAATACGGATCGAGTACCGGTTGCTCTACTAATTATAGGGCCGGCAGGGCGCTCTGGAGAAATAGCATGAACGCCATATGGCATTGATCCTCTGTTAGATCCTCCTGATCCACCTTGATAGGCAGTTTGTGGAAAATTTCCTGCTGCAGGAAGATTAACACTGCCTTGAATGAACCCTGGACGTGATTGTTGAACATTTTTTGGAACCGGAGTTCGATCTAATACAGGAGCGGGTTGCTGTTGTGCTGCTGGAGCCGGAAGCGCAAACTGTTTTGCAATTACATCATCGATTGTAGATACAGGAGCTCCTTCTGGTCCTGTTACTTTTTTAGCAGCTGGGCTACCATCAATTGTTGCACTTGGACTTGTTCCACGCATAGCTAGCTCTTGACGAAGCTTGTCTTCAAACCTTGTCATTTTCTCTCTATGAGATGGTAGTGCATCATATGTCCATCTAATAAAGTCTTTTCCAAGTACTCTGTGCGCATGATCAACATCAACTTCTTGACCAGAACGCATCTGCTGTAATAGTTGTTTTGTTCGTTCAGCTTTGTCACCTGATCCATGTGAACCAGTTTCCATTTCACGAAGCATAAAATCAACTTGTGAATCGAGCGCGCCTTGTGTACGGGCAATTCGACCACGATCGTCAATATGGCCACCTGCTTGCAAGTGCTTTAGTAACTGATCCTTTCGTTCTTTTTGCCAAGAGATGATTCCGACATTTGTTTGTCTATTTGCAGGATCTGAGTGTGTGCCAAACATTAAATCTGGATTGTACGCGTTTTCTCGTCCAACTTCACCTGTTAATGCAATTGCAGAATTATGAGATAGTCCTTTCTTTCGAAACGTATCATACAAAGCTAAACGTAGCTGTGTTGGGTCCTGCTTATCAAGCGAATCAGTTGGAGAGCGATTTTGCGCAATTGCACCAGGCTGCTTAGGCGGCGCAATTCCACTTGAACCAGGACGTGTTATTGTTGTTCCTGGAACTGATGGTACATCATTAGGAATTACTTGAGGGAGAGCCGCGCGTTGTCTTGCAGCTGGAGCAGCTGCTGGTCCACCACTACCATAAGAAGGTGGTCCTCCTCCGCCACCAGAAGGCGGTCCACCACCAGTGGGTGGAGTGTATGGTGTGTTATATCCACCGCCACCGCCATCATATGGAGCTCCTCCACCTCCGCCACCGCGTGGCATTGGGCTACCGCCTCCACCACCAGGAATTGATAGTCCGCCTTCACCATCGCCACCACCTCCAGGGCCTCCGCCTGGCGATCTTGCACCTGGAGATCCTGGCCCAGCATCAGCTGATCCTGGTTTCTTGTTGTTTCCAAAAATGATATTAGGTGAATCGAACACAATTCGATTACCTTTAAACAACATTGGTGCTGTTGAAATTGTTTCAAATACTATCTGTTGAGACGCAGTAATAGAAACAACCTGAGGACTCTTTTGCTGTTGTTTCTTATCCTTGTCTTGCTGACGAATAGCTTGTTCTGTTGGTGTTTGGTTTTGCGCGGCGAGGTCCGCGTTCTTACCAGCTATTGTTGGACGAACCGCTTTGATCACATCATCAGCAATTGTTTTGCTTAAATCGTTTAACGGATTAGCAGAATTTGAACCGCCACCAGTTATAGTTTTTAGCATAACAGCTGCAGGTCCAAACAAAGGAATGCCAGCCGCGGCCACGTATGGAAGTGCTTTGCGGCCCGCTCCACGTAACAACTGCTGGCTGACATATCGGCCAGCACCACCAGCTGCAAGTCTTGCACCAGCAGGGCCACCAAATCGAGCGCCTGCTATTGTTAGTCCTAGGCTAGTAACGGTCTTTAGCGCGCTTTTAAGAAAATCACCTGAACCACCATTTTGTTGTTGTTGTGGTCCTGTTTGGCGCGTTTGTGCAACAGCTGTTTGTATTGAAGGAACTTGGATTGCAGCTGCAAGAAACATTAGTCGGTCGATTGACTGACCAATTCGTCTTTGTGAAAGAACAATGTCTTCAAGCTTACGATCGATCTTTGTAAGCGAATTGCCAACTATTCCAAGATTGTTGTTTACAGCATGTTGTTGCTTGGTCGTTTTTTGTTGACCATCAGCAATTACTTCTGTTTGTCTAACTAGCTGTTGATTAAGAAGATGTGTTTTGTCTGCTTGTTGCTGCAACTGTTTCATCTGCAGATGCGCAACTAGTGCACCACCAATAGGGCTAGACTGCTTTATTTTATCTGTGATTCTTGCCATTCGATCATTGATCGAACTGGTCAGCATTTTCTTGAACGGTGCTTTTTCGCCACGTCGTGCTTCCATAACAGCACGGCCCAAAGGACCCATTCGTCCTAATGTGTTTTGCTCAACAAAATTAGAGCCAGCAGCACGTAGCCGCTGAGCTCCACTCATTCTTGTTTCTGGATCACGGAACCGATCAGCTTTAAGTCTATTGACTAGCTTGAATGCATTACCAACAACGTTTTTTTGATCAGCCAACGTGCTTCCTCTTACCTTTGTTGTCGTTGTTTCTCTTCTAGCTCTGCATTATGCTGCTGAATCAAACCAACGTAAATGTCCCTTTCGAAAGGGATCAATCGTTCAATATCTGTTATTGAATATTTATAGTGGAACGTAAGAGAGAAGATTAGTCGTAAATAATTCTCAAGTGTGTTGTGGGTTAAACAAGCGTAAAAAAATCATTTAACGTTGTCAATTCAATTAGCCGCTTTGATCCTTTTTTGTTTTCATATTCAATCTTGTAGTATAATGTTGGAGCGCTGGCGACAAATTGTTTTAGCTTTTCGTACGTCTCAACAGGTAGTTCTTCAACGAACTGTTTTAGCTGATCGCTGGACACGTCCTTTGCAGGATAAACAACAATTTTCTTTCCGTTCTCCATATTGAAAATTGCATCAATTGAATTGATAAAAATTGATTCAGCTGATTCAGTTGAAGAACTTTCTGATAGCAACACGCTTGCAGAATCATAAAGCGTTGCAGGAGGAAACCTCATCATTACGCTAACTGAGTCATTAATCTTTTGTTCTGGCTCAACCTTTTCAGCAGCCCATTTTAGTTCAATCTTATCTAGATCAACATCAAAATCGTATACTTGTTCATCCTCAAGATCTTTGTAACTGACCTTAGTAAGGTTGGACACAGAAACGGATCGAATCTTAATGAACAGATATTCAAGATCAATTAGCGATAGCGTATTGATATCAAACTTGGTTAACAAGCAATTGTTGCATACTTGCTTAACAGCAACAAAGATGTCTGCAGGCTCACCTGACTCTTTTGCAATTAGAAGAATCTTTTCTTCCTTTACAAGCATTGGACGAACTTGAATTTCTTTTTGTGATAGAAGAAGCTTTATAGTAAATGTAGGGTGTAGAATCTTTGGAAGTGCCATGATGTCTCCATATTATGGGGTAAGAGTTGGTGGTGCATCAATAGTATTAAGGTTATACCAATCAGCGAATGTAAAGGTAACAGGGATTCTCATTATATTGTTTGTATCAGACCAATTAACCTGAATGTCTCCAACGAAAATTGGATATGCTTCACGAAGAATAGAGGTAATTGCTTTATCACCATTATCAGCAAAAGATGTTACTCGAACATCTGATACATAATCACTTTTATAATTAACATCAAACGGTTTCATTCCACGTACTCCGGTCGAGCCAGAAATTCCGTTGCGCAAATCATAATTGATTGTTAGCTTTAGCCATTGCTGAAAGAATGTCCAAATTTCACCTTTGCCATCTGAAATGAATGTAAAGTTTACGTCTGTGAATTGTGGAGCATGGGGCCGCTTTTCAAATGAGCCATAACCATATCGGCGAACTTCGTGCACGTTCAATGCAACACCTGGAAAGTTTGTTGCCTCGCAAAAATATTCAAGAAATCTTGCTGTCTGGCGATATTTAGTGTTGTTGTCAGACTGTACAAGCATCCCTTGTGGAATAGGAAATTGCGCAAGGAACTTATTGGTTCGCTGCAGACCGTTCTTTTGTGCAACAACAGACTTGAAGTTGTTGATATTAAATCCTGCACTAGCCAAAATTATACTCCGACCTGTTGTAATGATTTTTCGAATATACTGTTCTTTGACGCCTTTTCAAATCTTTCAAGAGGAAGCATTAACGTCATATCCCACTCTTGTTGTGGAACAGAACGAAGCTTAGAACGAATATGTGAGTACAAATAACGATGAACGCAAGGCTTGTATAGACCATATTTAGAATGTGCCTTTAAAACACGATACGTCATTCTGTTTCTTTTTTTGCTATCGTTTTCTGTTTGCTTAAGAATTTGATAGATCTGATCCATTAGCCGTGCACGAAATCTTGGAGGAAGGTAGTGAAGATTGATTCCAAGAAATCCATCTGGATACAGCTCAACAATAAACACCAGAGGTAATCGATCATAATATGGAAGAGTTTTCTTGTGCTTTGGATCATAGAAGAACATGAACATCTGACCAAAGTCAGTAACCGTTACCTGTTTACTTTGGCGAAGAAGTGATGGGTCTTCACGCATCACCTTGTTTACATTGACGCCTCTGATCAGCATTGCTGATGAGCGAAACCAATTACGAGCTCGTGCAACCGTTTGCATAGCAGCAGTTCGGGTTCGTTCAGCTTTTGCTAACAGAGCCTGATAAATTGAACTGCTCATACTATCTTTAACTCTTTCTCTGTATAGACGACGAAGTTAAACCCTCTTGATTGGCAAAATTGTTGTGCAGCTTCCCACTTTGCTTGATTGACTGCATAATCAATCGCTTCTTTGATATACCGTCTGCCTTTACTCTTGACAGGGGGCCTTGTTTGTGCTGCTGGCTTGACTTCAATTAATTCTGTGATAATTTTTCCGTCAACCTTTCGAACAACCAGAAAGTCAGGAAAGTATCGGCGTAGACGTCCATTAGTAGGAGAACGATAAGGAATTGAAAACTCTTCTGACTGCCATTCAATCACATCAGCATTCTTATCAAGGTTGGTCATCAACTTTAATTCCCATGACGATCTATAGACAATCCGCTTTGCGTTGCCTTTATACTTGTGCTTGTTGATTGGGTTGAAAAAACCTTGTTTGTATCGTGCCATAAGATTATTTATCTGTAGCTAAATATATTGAGAAACCTCAACAATATCATAAGGATGTAATATTTATGGGTGTGCTCGATGCGGCAACACGCGCAACAATTCAAAACAACCAGTCAGGTGTTGCTGCTATTCTATCACAAACAGCTCCTATAGGTGGTTCGTATGTTCCAACACTACTAGAACAACCAATCAACCAATACATCGATGATATATCAAAGGGAGTTGACTCTTCAACATTTCCGATCGATCTGCCGCTTGATGGTCCGCATTTTATTCTTAAAGCTGGTACATATGCACGCCAAAATTTCACAACAATAGGCACAGTCAATTATCAAAAAGACATAAAGCTACCAGTTCCAAACAATGTGATGGATCACCACATGGTCGCTTACTCTCAAGAAGAACTTGGAGCAGTTGTTGGTGCTGCACTTGGTGGATTAAATAGTGCTGCCCAAAGCTTTAAAAAGACTGGTCAGATCGATGCAGGTCAAATTGGCGCATCAACTGCTGATGCTGTTGCAGGTGGTGCTCTTGGAGCAGGACGAGATGCATTAAATAATGCATTGCCTGGTAAATCTGGCTCTGCATTAGAAGCATTGGCTGGTCTTGCTGTTAATGATTATTTGACAATTCTTTTCAAAGGGCCAACATACAAGAAGTATAGTTTTGAGTGGAAGCTTGCTCCTCGAAACAAAAGAGAGTCTGATTTGGTTCGCGATCTAATTGTTTATTTAAACAATGCTATGGCACCATCATTTTGGTTTGGTACGTCGATCTTTGGATATCCAGACATCTTCCTGTGTGCATTCTCTGATAAGATTAGAGACTACATGTATGAATTCAAACCAGCTGTGCTTGACGACTTTCAGGTTAACTACTATGGATCCGGAACACCATCATTCTATCATACTGGTGCACCAGAGTCTGTTACAATACGTATGTCATTCCTTGAGCTCGAGTTCTGGCTAAAGGGACAATTTGGTAAACGATACGATTCTTCTATTACTAACAATGCTGGAACAACATCTCAGACCACACCTTCTATTGGGACCAGATAATGGAAAGATACTTTGATAAGCTGCCGACAATTATATACAACAATCTTTCTGTTCGTGATTTAACCCGCCGGGTTAAACTGGATGAAGGATTGAGACAACAGGTACAGCTGTTCTATCCTGTAAATGTCCCAGTTCAGCTTCGACCAGATCAAATATCTGAGGCATATTATCGCGACCCATCTCTTGATTGGTTGATATTCTTAACAAACGAAATCATTGATCCATACTATGCGTGGCCAATGGAAGATCAAGAGTTTGATCAAATGATTGTCAATCGTTATGGTGATGCAGAGACGGCAAAGCAAAAAGTCAAGTATTACCGCCTTAACTGGCCATCCGATGACAAGCAAATCGTCAAGGCGTATTATGATACGCTACCTGATGTTTTAAAGAAATACTATGATCCAATCTTTAATGCTAGAGGACAAATTCAAACATATAGTCGCAAACAAGATGATTTTACTATTTCTACTAACAAGCTTGTGCAGTTCGCAATCAACATAACATTATCTGATACTCAATTTGTTAATAGCGAGTTTATTGATATAAAATATTCAGGCGAAACAATTGGAACAGCAGAAATAGTAACTGCGAACACAGAACAAATAACGATTCAGCATGTATCAGGAAACACAACAGCAAACTCAACGTACATTGTAGATGTTGTGGGAGAAACATCTGGTGCACAAACAACATCTAACACTAGTGTGATATTATACCAACCATTGACAGATGATGAAGCAGCATATTGGCAAACTGTATCATTCTGGGATTGGGAACACGAAAAGAATGAACAAAACAAACACATTGTGCTACTAGAACAAGCAGTGATTCCTGACGTACTTGAACAACTACGAAAGAAAATGAGCTAATGTCATTACAGCCATTTACCTATCAACCGTCTTATGGATTGCCGCCTCCTGGCAGCTGCGAATTAACAACATGCACTATTGCAGGAACACAACTAAAGGCGCACGTTCGCGAAATCAAGATTTACGAATCAATCCTTCGTCCATACATTCTTGTTGAACTTACAATGTATGATCATCACAATTGGGGCAACACACTTAAGCTAGAAGGCGGAGAGCCAGTCGCGCTTGTTGTAACAAATGCGTTTGGAACTCGGTATGATTGGAAGGGCGTTGTTGCAAAACAAAAAGGTGAGTTTGCGGCAACAGGTGGACGAACAGTTGGTACCGTTATATCAGCAACCGACCCTGCGTTTATTGAGAACCCATCCGCAAAGGTTGTTGGCTCTTGGCAAAATGTTCCAGGAACAAATGTGATCAATGAAATTCACGATCAATATCTGAACTCAACTGGCATCTATAGAATGTCACCGTCACTTGGTATGATTGGTGAAAAGGAACCGTTCATTATTTCTAATGATAGACCATGGGACGCCATTGCTAAAATACGCCGGCAGATAACGTCAATGGCTTTTCCTGATTCAGGTGCATATGCATACTATAGAGATAATAAAGGGTTTGCATTAATGCCACTTGAACAGTTATTTGCTGAAATGGGCTCAGGTGCAATGACATTTATTCAGGATGCTACAGTAGGCAAAAGCTTTTTGGATATGCATAAATTGCATACACAGATTCTTGCTTTCAAGTCATCAACGTCTGTTGGTGGCGGCAACATTAACAAAGCGTCTCGTAATCGTCCAGCATCCCCAATCGTAAATGTGTGGGATGTAATGGGCAACACGTTTAATAAATTGACCGAAGGAAAGTCACAATCACATTACATTCCTCATGATAGACAGTTAAATAAGATTGCACCAAAGCAGCTAAAAGCAGGTGGTGAAAACAAAATGGGTGAAATGACACAGGATGGACCAGGATATGCAATGCAGATCCTGTTTGATCTTGGATGCAAATTAACTGTTGGTCGAGGAGTAATCGCAAAGCCAGTCGTTCCTCAAGGCGACCTAACAACACCAAACTATTCAGGTGCTAGACGTGCTGGCGGGCTTGGGCTTATTATCAATTTAACTCATCACATTAAAAATTATGATACAAAGCCTCAAGCAATAACAACATTGGAATGTTCTCAAGGAGGAATACCAGAATAATGAGTTTTGTAGTAGCAGAAGTAGACAATGTAAAAGATGATGTTATGCAGAACGGCCGAGCTCGAATCAAAGTTCTCGGACATCAAGACAGTCTAAGTGACGAACAGCTTCGTTGGGCGCGCCCTATCGGTACTGCAGACAATCCAAAAATCAATAAGTCAGGATCAGGCCCAATTGGTCAATCAGGAAACGGATTGCAAAAAGGATCGAAGGTTCTTGTTTGGTATATGGACGGACCTGATGGTCAGGTACCGGTAATTATGGGATCACTGCCTTCTGATGATGATCAACAAGGCGACAAGACCAAGGGATCGGCGCCATACCAAGCAAAGGGCAAAGAGTCTGGATACAAGGATCAACGATTGATTGCAGCAAAAGGTGATCGAACAGATCCCACTGCTGCTCGAAACGACACAAAGCCAATTCACGACTATGCGCACGATGAAGCGCCAAATGATACAAAAGAACAGAGCTTTTCTCGTCTACCAGAAGACGTTAAGGAACAAAGTTTTTCATTAGCAGCAATGGGAAATCCAGGAACATAATATGGCAGTTCAACCAAACGCACAGGAAGTGTTAAAGCAATTTAATCCTGCAAACAAATCAGCTCATGTCAAGCAGGCAGTTGACATGTTAACCAATCTTAAAAAGTCAAACGGTAACCCAAAGGGCGTTAACGCTGTTGGACCTCAGCAACTTGCAGGAATGCTGAAAGGGTTTTTTGACAAGTTCATTAAAAACAAGAAACCAAAAAACAAAAAAGACGAACAGGAGCTTGCTAAGATACTTCTAGAAACAGAAGCGAAACTAAAAGCAATAGAACAGCAAGCAATCGTCAATCAACAATATAATGTAGGAAGCTAATACAATGGCAGTAGACCAACAATCAAGATGGCCTGATCGACACAAGAACAAAGACATTGATCCACAATACCCATACAATCAGGTAACAGTATGGCCAGGTGGACAAGAGATTCATATTGACTCAACACCAGGCAAAGAACGTATTCGAATTGCTCATCCATCCGGTACATATACAGAGATGTACCACAATGGTGATCAAACAACATTTGTTACCGGTGATCAACACAACGTAAACAAGAGTGGCGTGACATTATCGGTTGAAAAGAATGGTGATATCTCAATCGGTGGCCAAGGGCGGTTTATGATTGGCGGAGGCGCGCACATTGAGGTTGCGGGAGATGCTGGTATTGCAGTAGGCGGTGATACGCTTCTTGCTGGTGGTGGCAACATGAAGATGTCAATTGATAATTTGCAAATCGGTGCTCGTGGTAGTGCAAAGATCAATGTCGCGGGTGACATGGATATGAGAATTGCTGGTGCCACATCAATTCAAAGCTCTGGCCCAATTAACATGCAAACACAAGGGGCAATGTCTATGGGTTCTGCTGCTTCATTGAATATGGCTTCACAGGGACCAACAACCGTATCCGGTTCTGCAGTCCATCTAAATAAGCCAGGAACACCTGGGCCTGGAAATCTTTCTTCTACAGGACCGGTTGCGCAAGGCGGATTTGATACAGGGTTTAGTTCTGCATAATGCCAAAAGCACATAGAGACTCTGATCCGCGGATATGCGGTGCATCAACTGTTGTAGTTAATCAATCGACCGTGTTTGTCAATGGGTTGTTGTGGGCTGTACAAGGCGATCCGGATTCACATGAAGAAGGCGCACTAATACCATCGGGCAGTACTGTTACTGTAGAAGGAATACTTGTAATCGTCCATTCACCTGATTCTGCTAAACCGGATACTCTTTGTATTCCAATTGGACCACCACACTGTAATCCAATGACAGCAGGTGGTTCACCAGACGTTTTTGCATACGGAGAATAAATGGCCCGCGCAGATAGATTTACAACTCGTTCAAATCAACCAATTGTCTATCGCGACTTTGTCGTTCCGTTCATTCGCGACCCAACGACAGACTCTATCCTAACAGTTGTTAATGAGCGCGCGGTTCAACAAGAAATTGCCAATATCGTATTAACGATTCGTGGTGAACGATTTTACAATTCTGCGTTTGGATCAAGAACAAACGCAATGTTGTTCGAGCCAATGAATGAAAATACTGCGACGCTGCTGCGTGATGAAATCAAACAATCGTTAAACAACTACAGCACCCGCGCCAATAATCCAATTGTTACTGTTACACCAAACGAGGATGCCAACGGATATATTGTCAACGTTCAATTTACGATAATAAATATTCAACAACAGTTTTCAGTTGATATCTTCTTACAGAGAGTTAGATGACACAACAAATCATTCCAAACAATTCACTTAATCTTGTCGACCTAGACTTTGATGGGCTAAAGGCTTCATTGAAGAACTTTATGCGGTCGCAGGACCAATTTAAAGACTATGATTTTGAAGGGTCAAACATTTCGGTATTATTAGATCTGTTGGCATACAACACTCTATATAATGCATTCTTCACTAACATGGATATCAGTGAAGGGTTTATTGATTCTGCTCAGCTGAGAGATACACTTGTTTCACATGCAAAGAGCTTGAACTATTTGCCTCGTTCTGCTCGCTCTGCAAAAGCAAAGGTTAGATGCCGTTTCTCTGCAACTGGAGATAATCAACCATATACTGTACTAAAGGGACAGAGCTTTACTGCACAGGTAAAGAATAAAAACTTTCAGTTCACAGTACCAGAAGCAATCGTTTGCACATACGATTCAAACAACAACTATAGCTTTTCAACGGATATTTACGAAGGCACATACATTAAAGATTCATACATCTTTCGTGCTGACCTAGAAAACCAAACGTTTCGTTTAACAAACAAAAACGCTGATACAACATCAATCACTGTCACTGTCTATGAAGACAATGCACAGGTCGGTTCTTCATATACGTATGCAACAACATTGCTTGACTTGTATGAAGGTTCAAAGGTGTTCTTTATTCAGCCAGTTGATAATGGCTTCTATGAAGTGTTGTTTGGTGATGGTGTTGTTGGTCGAAAACCAAAACAAAACGCTGTGATCGTAATCGATTATCGTGTGTGTAAAGCAGATGCACCAATTGGTGCAAAAAACTTTATGATCAACTTTGATCCAACAAACGGTGAATTAACATCAGCGGTTGAAATAACAACTGTTACAGCTGCAGAGAATGGACGAAAAGAAGAGAGCAATGAATCAATTCGTTACTATGCTCCTCGTCACTTTCAGGTACAGGAACGAACCGTCGTTGATACAGATTATGAGATTGCCTTAAAAACAAAATTTCCGGAAATCAATGCTGTATCTGTATATGGTGGCGAAGAGCTAACACCACCAAAATATGGTCGTGTTTATATTGCATTGGATATTGAAAACATTGATGGTATTCCTGCTTCGAAGAAATCTGAATACACCCAGTTCATTAAGCGCCGTAATCCAATGTCTATTACTCCAATATTTGTCGAAGCGCAGATGATGTACTGGGGAATCGAATCAAACGTAAAGTATAATATCAACGCTTCAGAAATCACTAGTGATAGAATCAACACACTTGTTGTCGACGCAATACTTAACTACAACGAAAAGTACTTGAATGACTTTAAGTCAAAGGTAGAGTTCTCGCGATTGATTGCAGATATTGATGATGCTGATCTTTCGATATTGTCAAATGAAACTAAACTATATCTATACAAAAAGGTTCAGCCTGTAACTAATCAATCACAAAACATCGAAGTTACTTTTGATCAGCCCCTACACTTTGATGATGCATACTATGCTGCTATACACACATTTACACGAACAACAGCTATCTATTCTTCTGCGTTTACCTATAGAGGATCTCGCGTTACATTAGAAGATGATGGACAGGGAAAGATTCGGTTAGTAAAACAACAGAATAACAAGCATGTTACAATCGTTGATGTTGGTACTGTTGATTATCAAACAGGAGTAGTCAAGCTTTTGAATTTTAACATTGAAGGGTTTGAGGGCGACTCATTACGGATTTATGCACGACCATTCTCTAATGATGTCTACTCAACCAAAAACGTTTTGTTAACAATAGAGCCTACAGAAATTAATATCACTCCAGTTCCAACGAGACCATAACCCTTGGATATCATCGAAAAGAAGATTTCAAATCTTATCGAAGCACAGCTTCCACAGTTTTATCAGACTGATGGTCCTGTGTTTGTTCAGTTTGTTAAGGCGTACTACCAATGGTTGGAAGGTCAACAAATTGTATACAACCATACGTTTGCTAATGGAACACTAAACGTACAGTCAACTAATACTACCATTTCTGGTAACGCCACTTTGTTTCAATCACAGTTTGCGAATGGTGATACGATTGCACTGTTTAGATCAAATACTGATTATGACATCTGCACAATCAACGTTGTCAGCTCAAACACTGAACTATCATTAACAGAACTGCCACGGTTTGCTAATACAACATCAAAGTTTGCCAACACAAAGGTCCAATCTAATCCTCTATACCATTCTCGCCGAATGGTCGATTATCGTGACATCGATCAAACAATCGATGACTTTCTTGTTTACTTCAAAGAAAAGTATCTAAAAGGAATTCAATTCACCACAAGATCAAATACGCGATTGCTGGTCAAGCACGCGTTGGACATCTATCGTTCAAAAGGAACAGAGCGGTCGATTGATCTATTGTTCAGGCTAATCTTTGGTGTTGCGACAGAGGTATACTATCCATCAAAAGATATAATGACGCTTTCTTCTGGCAAGTGGGTTGTTCCTACTTACCTTGAGATCTCATTGAATGATCATACTGCAGCGCTGGTCAATAAACAAATCTATGGTCTTCGTTCAGGCGCTATTGGGTTTGTTGAAAAAGTAATTCGTCGTTCTGTAAAAGGCCGATTAGCAGATATCGTTTATATTGATCCGATTCATGGTGCATTCGAAACCGGTGAGTCGATCGATACCGAACAATCTGATTTTGCAATCAACCAATACACACTTCCTGTTATTATTGGATCGCTTACAGCACTTCAAATGGACGTGCTTGGTTCTGGTGAAGATTTTGTAATTGGTGATATTGTTTCATTGACGTCATTACACGGTGAGCAAGGACAAGCGCGCGTAACTAACACAACATCAATTTCCGGAATCGTTTCATTCAATCTTGCTAACGGCGGATATGGTATTTCAAACACCGCAGAAGTATTGGTATCTGACAAGGTATTGATTATTGATCATGTTGCAACTAACGCAAACAATAATACTGCATTCTACTTTAATCAATTCGAAACGGTCACACAGCCAGCAGCAAATATCGTTTATCAGTCTGCAAATGGTCTAACAGCAAATATGACAGGAACAGTTTCTGTCACTGCAAACTCTTCTAACGTTGTTGGAACATCAACATTATTTGATGAGCAGATGCTGATTGGCGACTATATCTCTGTTTGGACCAATAGCACGTTTATCGAAACAAAAAGAATATCTAATATTGCTAATGGTACATTCTTAACAGTAACAAACGCATTCTCATATACAAACACAACAGCAAATTATGCAAACAGCAAATCGTTTTCTGTTGGTGATAATGTATACACCTATTACTCAAACGGCACAGTTGCTGGTCATGGGCAGATCACAATAATTGATCAAACCAATTCTCAATATGGAACAATTCGTGTTTCCAATATATTGAATACCCTTGATTTTGTTGGAACACCAAATGCTAATGGATCTGCAAACGTAGCATTCATTCAGAGCAGCAATATTGTTTTTGGAGCAACAAAAAGCGCTAACTTGACAGGCAACATTTCTGTTGTTGCTCGCCATGCATATTTGATTGGTGATGGAACAACGTTTGACCAGCAGCTGGTGTTCCCTTCTGCGAACATTTCTGGAACAATTGATGTAGACTCTGCGACGTCTAATATCACTGGTACAGCATTAACTAGCACATTTGCTAATGGTCAATACCTTATCGCATATTCCAATTCAACGGCTTATCAAACAAGACAAATCAATACAGTCGTTAACAGCACATTCTTAACGATTAACCAACCGTTTACATTCTCTAATGCAGCTGCATCAGCTGCAAAAGGGTTCGTTGATAGCTATGTTGGTGCCTATTCTAACTCAACGATCTATCAGATTCGTCAAATCAATTCTATTGTCAATGCTACTTACCTGACGCTATCAAACAAGTTCCTGTTCACTAACACAATAACAAAAGCAGCAAACGTACAGTCAACCAATACAGCGTTCTTTGTTCCTAATGCTAACCAGACTGGAACAGTTGCAATAGTAAACAATCAGCAGAACGTAACTGGAACAACAACAACATTCCAATCAACGTTTGCGGCTGGCGATCATATTGTGTTGTTTACCAATTCGACCAACCGAGTGATCCGAACAATCGAATCGATTAGCTCAAATACCTTGTTGACACTAACCAAACCGCTTGCTGCAGGATCAAACGCTTCTGCAACATTTGCTAATGTGTCAGCAAATGCTAGCTTTGTTTACGGCAAAAGAATTGCTGTATATGTTAACAGCACGTCGTATCTAATCAAGTCGGTCAATGCGGTTTCAAATGACTCAGCATTGACTGTTCAGACAATCTTTACTTCTGACCAAGCAAACTCACAAACGAAAATTGCCAACACAGACGTCAGCTATTACATCAGAAACTTTGGCAATACAATCGTTGCCAATCTTGTCTCTTATACTGATACTTCTGCAACAGGTAATCTAATAGCATATTCTGATCAGCTATCGACAACGTTACGTTCAATAAGCTCTACATTTATTGAACAGGAACAGGTGTATCAAGTTGATTCATCTAACACAGAAATTGCCAATGCATACGTTTCAACGTTTACGCCACTAGCTGGATCTAATGGATCAATTGCGCTTGTTAACACGATCGGAACATTTGAACCAAACAAACTGATTAGAGGACGAACATCAAATGCATCAGGTAACGTCGTATCAGTCGAATTTAAAATTGGCCTTATTGATGTTGAAGGAACATTTTCTAATGCACCATACAATTATCTTGTTGGCCAAACAGCACTAACAACAGCTACGGTAACAGCTGTTGGACTAGGATCAGGCGCATCGTTTGCATTTGAAGATTTGGTCTATTCTGAATTTGCAACAACATGTGACTACATTGTTGGTGATTTTGCTAATGTCGGCCTTGATGCTCTAACATATGGATTTGATAACCCAACAGCAAACCTAACAAGCTGCACCCTATTTGAAGCGCTATCATTTACTAACACAGAGTTTGGTAAGATATACCAGCTGACGTCAATTAATCCCGGGCAAGACTATACGGTTGCACCTTTCGTTGTTGTTTACGATAGATTTGGATATCCATTACAGCACAAAGATTCGTTCATTTACTTAAATGGTAAAACAGACAACTTTGCGCCAGGCGAACTAATCACACAATCATCGACAGGAGCAAGAGCTCTTGTTAAAAATACAATCACAACCAACCTTTCTGATTATCCTGGAACAACTGCTAATACTGTTGCGATTGTTGCTGTTGAGAGACTTCGGTTATATGATAACAGTTATTTTGTTGCAACTGCAAACTCAACCAGCTTGATCGTTGGTGCAAACTCGGCTGCATCAGGTAATGTTGAATTGGTCGTTGAAGATCAGCAATCTAAATATATCGGAATCAATCCACTAATCGATGCAAATGTTGTCACAGCTAATGGTGCAGTAACATCTCTAGAGGTAATGGATTCTGGATTTGGCTTTGCTAATGGCGAAACAATCACGTTTACATCAGAAGATGGTTCTCGATTTGGTGAAGCAACGGCACTAGTTCAAACGCAGGGGCATTCACGAGGTTTCTATGCATCAAGAAATGGGTTCTTGTCAGATCGTGCCAAGCTATATGATGGATATTACTACCAACAGTTTTCGTATGATATTCAATCGCCATTGACAATCGAGCTTTATCAGGATATGTTAAAGAAGACACTGCATGTTGCAGGAACACAAATGTTTGGCACATACGTATATCTTTCAACAGCTGATTCACCTGTTTCAATACTATCAACAGAAATAACGGTATCTTAAAAATATGACAAACATTACCTCAACTCTACTGGTTCCTGGTAACTTTAAAATTGACGTTGGGTCGATATACAAACAGACGTTTGCAAATACCAACAATGATTATTACCTATTTGTTGCTGAGCATGTTGATCGAAGCACAGATGGTATTGTTGCGCCTGTTGATACAACAGAGCAGATGCAAATCAACGTCTACCATAATATGATTATGGGCAAAAGAATCACTTCAGCTGATACTAGCTTTTTGATTAAGAACAACCCTTATCAGTCCAACGTCGTATACACAATGTACGATGACTTAACTGTTGGTCCAACCGATGCAGATGATGATATCTCAGATCAAAATTTTTGTATTGTAAACGCGTCATCAAACTACCATGTATTCAAATGTCTAGACAATAACATGAGCGCATACTCTACTGTTGAGCCAGACATTTCACATATCTCTGGATCAAACACAGCTGTATATCAAACATCAGACGGCTATCGTTGGAAGTATATGTACTCTGTATCATCCGCTCAGAAAACAAAATTTGCGACGTCAGAATACTTTCCAATTATTGCTAATACAGAAGTGGAAGACTCTGCAGTAGCTGGTGCAATTGATATTATTAAAATTGAAACAACAGGACTTCGATACGATAACTACTTTAACGGAACGCTGTCAACCGAAGCTATTCGAATTGACGGCAATAACCTGATCTATGCTGTTGTTAACTCTATTTCATCATCTGTTAATGGTTTCTACACAGACTGTTTATTATATCTAAGCTCTGGTACTGGTTCTGGCCAATACAAGACGATCACAAACTACTTTGCAAACTCTACTGGCAAATTTATCGTTGTTAACTCAGCATTTACCACAACACCAGTATCTGGAACGCAATATCAGATAACACCTCGAATTGCAATTATTGGATCTGGTGATCAAACTGTTAATGCTGTTGCAAGAGCTCTTGTCAATTCTTCTTCTGGCAATTCAATCTATAGAGTTGAAATGCTCGAGCGAGGTGTTGGATATACATATGCAACAGCAAATGTGTCAGCTAATTCTGTTGTTGCTGTTGCTGTGCATGCTGATATACGTCCAATATACTCTCCAGCTGGCGGTCATGGGTCCGATCCAGTGAACGAACTAAAAGCAAACAAGATTATCCTATCAGTCCAATTCCAGAACACAGAATCAAACACTATCTTAACAGACAATCAGTTTCAACAAATTGGTATTATCAAAAACCCATTATTCTCTAATGTTGTGATTGGTGTAACAAACGTTATTGGAACATTCATTTCTGGTGAAACATTATATAAAGTAACACCACGCCGTTTCAATCGAGCTGTTGGATGTAACACAACGTCTAACGTTGTTACGTCATCGTTTGGTGATTATGTAAACCAAGTTGCAGTTGATGACACTATTATTATATCAACGCTTGAAAGCGACCAGTTTATGATCGCTAATGTTTCATCTATTATTAACTCATCAACAATCACAATATCATCAAATGGGCTATTTGCGTGCTCATCTGGCCTAATTTATTATGCTAATACAAACGCACCATTTGATCTTGCAGACGTTGCGAATTCTACTCACATTGTTGGTGATAATATGCAAGGGCTATTTCAAACTGGAGATCGATTGATTGGCGAGCAATCTGGTACACTTGCAACGATTGATTCGTTTATGCGCAATGGCGTTGAAAAGAACTTTGACACGTTTATTCAGCTGCATAAATATACCGGTTCAATCTTATCAGGCGCCTTTGAACCAAACGAAGTAGTAGAACAATTAGCATCAAATGCGATACTTCATTCAGCAGTAAACAGAAGCGGCGTATACGACTTCTATACATCAATGCAAATTGGTGAGTTTATAATCGTTGATACAATCAACACGATCTCGGGTGCAACGTCTGGAGCAATCGGACAACTGCAAGATAAATATCAGCCAGAACTAGTTTTTGGTTCCGGAGATGTATTAATGCTTGAGAATATCCAAGCAAAAACAAGATCAAATACACAAACTGAAACATTCAAAACAATTCTTGATTTCTAATTTACAGGAAGATAAATGCCAATTGAAACAGACCTAAACAGATCTCCTTATTTTGATGACTATCAAGAGACAAAAGATTTTTATAAGATCTTGTTTCAGCCATCTGTTTCTGTACAGGTTAGAGAACTAAATCAGCTTCAAACAATCCTGCAAAAGCAGATTGAGCGGTTTGGTGACAATATCTTTAAACGAGGGACGCTAGTTGATGGATGTAACTTTGGTTTTCTTAACCCTTATCCTTATGTCAAGTTGGTTGACAATGAGACAAACGGAACGCCAGCCGCAATATCAACATATAAAGGGCTGTTTGCAACTGAAGAAGTTTCAGGGCTAAAAGCGTTTATTGTAAATTATCAGGAAGGATTTGAAACATCAGATCCTGATCTAAACACTCTTTATGTGCAATACATTAACTCTGGTGATGATTATCAAACGACGGCGTTTACTGCTGGTCGAACACTAACGATTGCAGATGCTAAGACGTCTATCTTTCGAGTGGCAACAAATAATGGTGGCGTGGCATTTGCTAATTCTGATACGCTAATTGTTTCACCTGCATTGATTATCAATGTGACAACAGGAACAATATCAAATGGCACGTATCTAAACAATGGTGTTGCCAACGTCCAAATTATCGAAGTTGATGAAACAACACTAGAAGATTCCAACCAAATAATCGTTCGTGTTAAGCCGCGGGATACTGATCTTGCAAACGCAACGATCAATGCGACTGCTTGGACAATTGCAAACTCAGATAACCTAACAAACCCTGCTGCAACAATCGCAGCAACAGTTGAGGGAATAATTGGTTCTGGTTTGACAGGAACAATTCTAACAGATGGTGTTGGAACGATTACTGATGTGATTGTTGTTAATACTGGCCAAGAATATTCTACGCTTCCAGTAGTTCGTGTAAAGTCAGCAAACAACACAACAGGGCTCGCAGATCTAGATTTGTCTGCAGAAAACTATCTTGCAAAAATCAAATCATCAACCAAAGCCGGTACTGTTGGCAATGGGTACGCATTCTCAGTAACTGGTGGTGTAATCTATCAAAAAGGATTCTTCCTTCGAGCTGCACCTCAAACAGTAATTGTTGAAAAGTATTCACAGACGCCAAACAATGTTGTTGTTGGATTCAACACAACGGAACAAATCATTACATCATCGATTGATACGACACTTCTAGACAACGCTTTAGAAGAAGAGAATCAAAATGCGCCAGGTGCTGATCGCTTAAAGCTGGTACCAACGCTTGAAGTAATGACCGTTGATGCATCTAATGCGAACGACCAATTCTTCCCACTTGTACAGTGGTCAGAAGGAAATCCATTCAAGCAAAACCAATATACATCATATAACAAAATTAACGACCAAATGGCTGAGCGGCTATTTGATGAATCTGGCAACTTCTCGATCGATCGTTTCAATGTAACGACACGTACACCTGAATCACAAAACGCTCAGGGTGAATATGTCTCTGTTGTCGTTGATCCAGGGATTGCATATATCTCAGGATATAAGGTACGTACAAATCACAATTTCGTAATCGACATTAAAAAGGGAACTGATACAAACACATCAGCTCTTCGTCGTATTTCTGTTAACTATGGCAACTACATCCGCGCCAAAGAACTTGGTGGTGTGTTCCAGTTTTCAACTGGTGACACAATTAAGTTATACGACACAGCAAAACAATTCATTACAAACACATCAGCAGCTGCAGTTGGAAACACAACAGCTGTAGGAACGCAAATTGGTACAGCACGAATCCGCTCTCTTATTCATGAAGATGGAACAGCTGGAACTGCAAACTGCGTTTATAGAATGTATATGTTTGATGTAAATATGAATGCGGGACAGTCATTCCGTAATGCTAAGTCTGTTGTTTATGATGGAACAAAGAAGGGTATCGCAGATATCGTTCTTGAGCTAGATGCTACAACAGCAGCAAACATTGCAGTACTAAAAGAATCAGACAAATCCAAGCTTCTTTTCTCAGCTGGTGTATCATCGCTAAAGAACGCAAACCAAGTAACATATCAGTACCGTACAATTGATCAGACCGTTGCCGTTTCCAACAACGGCATTATGGTTAAAGATATTTCTGCGATCACCAATGAGTTCTTCCCATACTCTGGAACACTAACAGACAATCAGCTTAAGCAAATTTACGTTGTTCCTGATATATCATTCCAGGCAGCAAATGATGCTACCGGTAACATTTCGTGCACAACAACATCTGCTGACATTACTGGTTCTGGAACATTGTTTATCACTGAACTAGCTGTTGGTGACTTTATTAACGTCTATTCTAACGCAACATCTGGTGGTGAAGTTCGTCGAATTATTTCTATTGCAAACAACACACAATTGACAGTTGATGCAAACGTTTCATTTGCAAACACATCAGGTAATCTTCGCCGATACTTCCCTAAGTATGTTCCTGTTCCATTTGGAACTCGTGACGGACTAACAGCAAACGTTGATGCAAACAACAATATTCTAACACTAAACTTTGGAACGAATATTGACTCTGCAACAACATCAAACTGCGCATTAGCTGTTAACATTGAACGAACAAATATTGATCAGACAACCAAGTCGGCATCACGTTCACAGTTTGTCAAGATTCAGTTATCAAACAATGCAGCAAATACAGTTGGACCATGGTGTCTTGGTGTTGCTGACGTATTTCGTCTTCGTAACGTGTACCTTGGTTCGAACAGCACAGTTGCTAACACAGACGTTTCTGTCGTTAATGACTTTTATATTGACCATAACCAAAACTTGAACTACTACAACCAGTCATTTTTGTACAAGCGTCCGGACTCACGTTTGACGCTTGCAAGCACAAATTTTTTGCTGGTCGAGTTTGACTATTTTACGTCATCCGGTGCTGGCTTCTATGATACAGTATCATACGTATCTGCCAACGCTGAACAGATTTTCTTGGTTGATTCACAGCCTCTTTCAAATCTATCATCAACGATCAATACGCTTGAAATTCCTACAATTTATACCAATCGTGGCGAAAAGTACGATCTAAAGGGACAGTTTGACTTTAGACCAACAGTTAATGCTTCAGCAACACCTTCAGCTGTGCATGGAACTGCTCCTATCAATCCAGCGATCAACGTATATTTTGGTAACACAGCAAACCCAGCAAATGATAAGAAATTCCCTCTTCCAGATCAAACACTTGAGTGTCAGATTGAAAGCTGGGTAGGACGTAATGACTCGGTTATTATTGACAAGGATGGTCAGGTATCTGTTCTTAAAGGAACATCAACAAAGACCCCTGATGCGCCATACAATGCAATGTTGCTTGACGTACTTACCATTCCGCCATATCCAAATCTTCCAAGACGTACGTCTGCAAACACAAATGCAATCACATTAACCCGTCTAGCAAATGAGATATATCTTTCACAAATTCGCGATCGTCTTATCACTCAAAGCAACACGTCCAATATTATTACCAAACAACAGCCTGGTCGATTTACCAAGAGCAATCTTGCGCAGCTAGAACGTCGTGTTCGTAATCTTGAGTATTATGTGTCGCTTACTCTACTTGAGTCAGATATCACAAATCGAATCATTCCATCATCACTTGACCCATCATTGAATCGTTTCAAGTACGGCTTCTTCGCTGATGAGTTTGAGAACCTGCTATACTCTGACACACAAAATCCACAGTACGCATCTGCTCTAGAACGTATATCAACACGATCATGCATTACACCAACAAGATTTACATGGCCAATTTACGGTCCAGCAAATGATGGATATCCGCCATATGTTGATTATGTTGTTGTGTCGCAGCTAAATACTACATTGACAGGGCTGCAACCAAATTGCGTACCAAATACAGCATATGGTTACTTGTATACTGTTCGAAAGCATTTCAGCGATATCGAAGTCGGTAACACAGCCTCTGGTTATGCTGATACGTATGCAAACCTTATGTTCTCCAATACATCTGCTCCTGCAACGCTATACTTTGACACAGGCAATGCGCCTTCAAAGATTGAAGTATACCAAGGAAACACGCTACTTCTAACATCTAATGATGCGCAGATTCTAACTGCAACTGACAAATCATTGATCACATCCAACTCTATCCCAGCAGGATGGTTCTTGGGATCAAATTTGGATATTGCAACAACAGTTGTTGGCAACAACTACGTTAAGAATGCTGGTAAGATCACATGGACACATAATCCATCTGGTGGACGTTCTTATTCGATCGTTGTTACAAAGGGCACATCAGCGCGTGAGTGGAGATATGCAGTACAAATTCCTGTTGATGCAAACACATATGGATGCGAATTCAATCCTACTGATGACCCAACAGGAAACACGCCAACAGGAAATACACCGTCACCACCAACATTTCGTGGTACAATGGACGTAAGCCCGGGTATTATCCAGTATTTACCAATACCTATTATAATTAATGCTGGCGACGGCAACTCATACTAAGGAGCGTTTATAAATATGTCAGTAGTTTTTCTAGTTGCCGATTATAAAATTAATTGTGCTGGGTTAAAACCGAACACCATGCATTCGTTCTTTCTTGACGGTTTAAACCAACAAACTGGTTGGTATGCGCCATTAGGGCTTTGTTTTAAAGACAATGGTTCAACTGATCTTATTTCTGATTCTTCAGGACGACTTGCATTTACATATCATTTTACAGATTTATGGACAAGAGCACAGCCCTGGGATGGTAACCCTGGGCACCCAATAAACGACAAAATGTTTTATATTTCTGCTTCTGTTGAATTTATCGAAACAGTGCCATATAGAAAATTTTCGTTACAATCAGCTGATGGAACTTCTTACGCAGAAGTGTTGCTTCCAACAAAGTTGCAAATTTTAAATCATCCTGATACAAATTCTGGTGATGGTAACTCTAATTAAGGAATACAAATGGCTGTTATAGCACAACCAAACATTAATTTAGCACAAACGTTTTTTCTTGACAGAGAAGCTGTCCAAGGAGCCACCGCGGTGGCTATTTCTGCCGTAGATCTGTACTTTAAGTTTAAGCCACGCGCAACAAACAATAAATCAGGAATTACCAATCCTGGTGTTGAAATGTTTATTGCTGAAACAAATAATGGCGTTCCTCGTGTTTATGATAACAAGAACTATTCACGGGCGCGAGTTGAATATGGTGACATTCTTGTATCATCAGACGGATCACTTGCAACCAAATTCAGATTCACTAACCCTATAAATGTCCAAACGGATAAAGAATATGCGCTTGTCGTTAAATACGATGGATCAGAAGATTTCATGCTATGGGTTTCAAGACAAGGGGATATGCTTGTTAGCAGTGCATCTCCGTCTCCTGGACCATCAGGAAAGTTTGTTGGCAAGTACTTTGAGTTCTCTGCTATTGGTTCCAATCAAGACTTCTCATCAAACAACGTAACAGCAACGACTGATGCAATCAGCACAGATCCGGAAGCGCCTGGTAGAGAAGTGCAAGGATCTTGGAGAGCTCTAAATGACACAGACCTAAAGTTTGCTGTATCGGTATGTAGATACTTTGTTCAAGGTGTTCCTGTTGAGTTATCAACAATCACAAATAGCGTCGGTGTTAATATTATTGCACCATTTGGATATGGCGTTGAATATCCAGGCGGATCAGTACCTGAAGTCCAGCTTGCAATTCCATTCCTTCCACAAGAATACGTAATCTTTGATGACACTGTGTCCAAGTCAAACACCAACGTTCCTGTTGGTGGTGTCCGTGTTTATCAGAACACTGTGTTCTGGCCTGGTGGATGGGCAAACGGTGCTTCATCAATTACGATATCTGTAACAGCGAACAGTAATGTTGTCACAGCAAACACAAACTATCCAAATGGAACAGCTTTCTCTTGGAGCTCTGTTTTTGCGCTTCAATCGGATCAAGAATACATCACAATCATTTCGCTTAATGATGGCGGCGATAGAAAAACCAATATTCGCCGTGTATCAGAAATTGCGTCTAATACAGTATTGCATCTTGCAGACCCTGTGTCAATCACAAACGCAGCTGCATACTTCATAAAGTCTCCTGTCGCGCAAATCACAATGATCGATCAGACCAAGTCGTTTGGTCAACTTGAAGATATCATTGTTCTAAAGAACAGCAATGCAAATGGCACTGTGCATTTTGTTAATAATGCAATTGAGTCAGCAAACATTATTGCTGGTGGATCTGGATTCTCAAACAATGACATTCTTTATGTTAAAGGATTTGAGGATGTTGCAACCAAGGTTGAAGGCGGATATCTTGCAGTTGCAAACCTAGTAACCAACACATCAGGTGGCATCACAGCTGTATATTTCTCGAACGTTGGATCCGGATTCTCTATCACTGCAAACATTGCAGGCGTATTCTGTAACTCAACATCTAACAACAGAACGTCAAACACATCAGCTGGTACCGGTGCAAATATTGCATTCATTGTAACAAACACACTTCGCTCTGAATATCAGGGTGATTTGGGATACTACAAAAACTACAAGATCCGCAATCTTTCATCATCAATTGTTATGCCAGAAGCAAAGATTACAGCACCTATTGGAACAACCCATCAGCTATATCACCAATCATTGTTCTCGTTGTTTAATTCAAACAACACAACATCTTCAAATGATTATGTGCTAGCAGCAAACAGTGCTGTTGCTACTCGTCAACAAGTTCAACCGTTTAAAATAAATTATCTAACAGATTACGATCCAGCTGTACTTGGTTCGTACAGCAATCAATTCCTAATCAATTATGCCAACGGAAGCAGTTATACGCCTGCATCGCTAGTTGATGCCAATGCTAATACAGCGTTGCTGTTAGTTAACATTACTTCAAACAATGACTTTGTATCTGCTACTATTGGCCATTCTCCAGTATTATCTTATTCACAATACATTATCAATAATGATTATACTGATGAACACACTGATCGTGGAAATGCGTTTGCTAAGCATATTACAACCAAAGTCAATTTTGCAAACAATCATTCTGCAGAAGACCTTATCGTATACCTAACTGCATACAAGCCGCAATACACTGATATTCAAGTGTTTGCACGAATAATCAATGCGGATGATGTGCAAGATGAGTTTGATGATAAGGATTGGACACGGCTAGAGCTATTTGGTGCAAACAATCTTAGCTCAGCATTTGACACAACAAACTTCATTGAATTGAGCTATCAGTTTGCTAATTATCCAAACACACAGTTTTCGTTCTCTGGATACGTCACCACATCTAACAATAGCACGAACGTAATTGGTTCAAACACAACGTTTAACGACGCGTCTTCGAACATCGTTGCAAATGATCTTGTTAAGATTTACTCACCGTTGTTCCCAAACAACTACATGATCACTGTGGTCAATAGCGTTACCAATGCAACACACTTCACTATCACAGATCCAATTACAAACAACAATATCCTTGGTTCAGGCCTTGTTGTCGACAAGTTGCAGTACAAGCACCAAGCATTCCGCAATCAGTTAAACGATAACGTTGTTCGTTATTACAGCTCATCAATGGTTCCGTTTGATACGTACGATACGCTTGCTCTAAAAGTTGTAATGCTATCTGAAACACCATCGATTGTTCCACGAATTGATAACATCAGAGCAATTGGAGTAACATCATGACGCTGTTGCCAACATCAGCTGTTGGATACATGAAAGACACTTCTACCAATATGGTGATAAATACAAACAAAGAAGATTTTCACCGGTATAAGGCTGAAAGAGCAAGAGTTAAACAAATTCGCTCAATGCAATCGGATATTGATACGCTAACAAAGCTAGTGAATCAATTGGTATCAAAGGGAGCGCAATAATTAATGTCAAAGACCTTATCTGTCGTTAACACATCAACTGATTCGTTTTTGACATGGATAACTCGTACCAATGAAATCGTTAATGCGCTCGCTCAAGCAGTAAT